CCATTCTTCCGGCATTTCAATTGCCAAAAGCTGATTTTTCAACTCAACAGCATTTGACAGGCCGGTTGCACCGGCTGGAATAGTAACTTCTTGGACATTCGCTAAACTCCCAGTAATCGAAGCATCTACTTTTAAGCCGTTTTCTGTCTGTTTGAGTTCAAGAATTTGTTCTTTCCCGTTAGCATCTAAGACTGGATTCCCGGCATTATCAACCAACAGAGCATAAATCATTATGATCCCTCCTTAGTGACCGATCACCGATGAATTAAGACCATACTTTGTTTGTCCAGGATATTGCCTGAACTGCTTCTATAGCCGCCTGCATCCCGGCGCTGTCAGTAATGGCATCAATCTGGTCGGAGCTCACGTCGTAAGTATGCCTTCTTTCAACCAAGAATGCCGCCCCGTCAAGGACCAATTGCCGTATTTGTTCAAAAGTAAAGTCCGTACATACTGTTTCTGCGGCGCTTTTCCATTGCGGAATATAAACTCCTGGGAAGTCCCGCGCCAGATCATACTGATTTTTTATATAGGCCTGGTCTCGTTCGCTATTGGTAAACCATTCCCGTGTTCCTCTGGCCGCAGAATAAAAACCTGCGAGGATTTCTGCTTCACAGGCTTTAGATAATTCATATTTTTTATTCGCCTTATAATCATCTAATGTAATAGGTTCCATAAGAGGTGGAAGTAAACCTAATTGCTGTTTAAGAGACATATTCTCATATTCCAAATTAACAATACGATCTTGATCAGTTGGAATTTTATCTCCAAATTCATAACGATAAGTTTTAGTATCCAAATTATAAAAAGTCTTACTTACTTCTTGATCTTCAGGCGGTTCAGGTGAATTAGGAATAAGTTCAACTTGATAACCCCTTACTTTTTCTTCATTAGATATAGAACTTTCTACATAAACAATTCCTTGAACCTCAACTTCTTGTCCATTACAGGGTCCAAAAATATATGCCATTATTAAATTCCTCCCTTTAACTTTTAAACTATTCAAAATTAAATTTTTGAATAGTTTGATAAAGCCTATGTCTCCTAACTTGATTTTGAGAACCATCAAGACTTACAGATATTGCCCATGCGTTAATATTAAAATAATGCCTAAATATTCCTTTAGAGGGCCAATTAGTACTTGCTGCTGTCGTATTTGGCGAACCATAAAACATACTACAATCATATTTATAATCATTATCCATACATAAAACACCTATACCTACTGGAGATACAAACCCAGTTCCTACAGGTTGGCCAGTCGAAGTAGCACTATATAAATAATCACCTGCCACCCACCCATTAGTAGTATTACAAAGATATAATCGTCCATCATACTGATGTTGGAATACCAATATATGATTTCCCAAATAATCTATTGCTGTGAAACTACCTGGCAAATTGCTATTATCAAAAGAACTTGTTAAAGTTAAATTAGATCTTGCCACCTTCCCCCAACTAGTTATTCCACTAATACTACATGAAAAAAGCAGATGATCTTTACAACACCAAAGATTTCCTGAAGGCGTTACAGCGGGACTTCCAGTAGAAATAACCTCTAAAGTAGAAGGATTTATTTTTCTAACATTATTAGAAGCAGTACCTATAATAATAAATAATTCTTCGCCCTCAGCAAATTCCATACTCCTAATATTAGTGGATATTACAGAACCAGAAGTAGCAACATTAATACCTGAAGTATTATATTTATAAATTTTTCCATCCGTAGATGATATATAAAAATTTCCATAATTATCTATACAACAAATGGTTGATATACCTGCCGGAAAAGCTGATATGGCTTTTATCCAAAGAACTGTTTCATTTTCAAAATCTACTACAATATAATATCCAGAAGCTCCACTTCTAAAAAATCCGTATTTACCATTAAATGAAATTCTTAATACAGTGTCACTGGTATAAGGAATATTAATTAAATTATAAGACTGGCAGTAAAAAGGGGTTCTATAACTGTTTCCTGTTATTTTTGATAATTGAACATCTGCATCCAAAGGATAACCTTTAGCAACTTTTCCATCAGTCAATGCGCCACCGTAATAACCCTGAGCAATAGCTTGTTCGCTATCAGGATTTGGAGTTATAACTGTATTACTGTCTTCCTTATTTGGCATAGTCCCAATAATTGGTCCTAAATCAACAGTAGCAGTATCATTTTCTAAAAGATGGCTCGCTATCGCATTTCCGCCACCTCCTTTACCCAAGAATTGAAAATTTCCTGTGGCAGAATCATAACGCAAATTAGCTATAAGCCCCTCTCTTACATTGGTTACCGGATTTCCAAAATAATCAACAACAGCTTTTGCCCCCAGGCCATTAGGATTGACCGTGATCGGCCCTGTACTGGCAGCATCGAATTTCACACAAATGGGATCACCATCTTCAAACTCAGTTATTCCCGGCACTGTTACTGAGTAGGCATTTCCTGAATGAGTTGTTGGCACACAAGGAATATGTTTTGTATTATCCGCCACATGCAAAGCAAAGGCGTCCTGTTCAGCAACCCCGCCCGGCTCCCCCTTCTCAGATTGCGGAATGTATCCCTGGCCGGCAAGAGTCTCTATAAAACCGTCAAACTGCGCCTGCATTGCCGTGGTATCAACCTGGATCAGGGAGTTTACCAGGCCGCATACTGCAGTATTTAGTCTCTCATCGGTGACTTTGTTTGCAGCAATGACGCTGGTATTATGAATTATCAGCACTTGCGCTAAGCTGATTTCATATACAAATTCATCTCTTGTCAGTTCCGGAGGCACAGGGGCGACATCCGGAATACCCGTCTTAATAAATGCCTTAACATATCGGTTTTCGGTATTCTTATCGAGGCGCAATATAACCCTGTCAATCCTGTCATAACCTCCATGTGATTCAGCATGGGTAAGCTGCAGCGGGTCATCTGTATTTTTATAAAAGTACCCTTCAAGCCAGGCTTTGCCGGGATTTATGCGGGATATCCTGTCCGTACCGTTGCAGCTTACCTGCAAGTTTGTCCCGCCATTGAAAATCCCGCTGGTCAGCACCTGCCTGAAGTATTCGGCAAATTCGTCGGCATTGTATACCCTATCCCCATCAACATGATTAAAAAATCGTGATATTTCCGGCATCTTTAATCTGCCTCCTATTTTGTGATTTCCGGCAACAATTGTTTGAATTCCTGTTTAATCTTCCTGATCAGAGTAGGCATTGAGTTCCCAAAAACAACCTCCAGCTTAAAGCCGGACGGTTCATATACTTCTTTTACCTCGGTGATAACGGCATCCATGGTGATGCCCCATTTTTTATTCTGGATCGTTACCTTGTCCCCAAGGTTCCAATCCTCCTCATATCTGAATGAGGCCGAGGGCATTACCTTGGCTTGAAAGTTTTGGACGCTTGCTACATCAAGTAATTTTTCTTCACCCCGGATGATGAGATCAGAAGGATTACTGATGTCTCTTGCGTCAATGAACACTTCACGGCGATCCAATCCTGTATCAGTCCCGACTTCCGCGATTTCGCGCAGCTCACCTTCACCCTGGCCGCCGACATAAGCATAGTTGCTATAGTTCAAATCACTATCAGTAAAGCTTTCTTCCTTGAGATTATCAAAGTCTGACGAAAATATGACCGGCGAATTAATACTCTGGCCGGTAGTCAGATCCCGGCCGGCATATATTTCAAAAATATACCGCATGTTCACTATATCGAGATAGATATCCCAGCCCAGTCCGGATTTCCCTGAAATCGCCTCAAGCTCCTCATCCAAATTTTTCAGTCTGCTGTTCCAGGAGATATTTGCCCCCCTGGCCTGAGATAGAGCAACGGCCAAATAGGGGATAATCCTGTCCGAATTAGCAGAGTTTACGGCATTGGCGGTCACATAATGCTTCATGACATCTTCGGCAGCAGCGTTAATATGGTCGTAGGCCGCGCCGATCGGCGGCAAGGTAATCCTCCTGGAGAGCAAACCAGATATTGTACTTCCTTGAATCATCAGCACTTCATTGCCTGTCTCATTCGTTTTTATCTCCCTGTGGCGGATAACTCCCGCCTTGTTGAGATGTTTAGCAAGCATTATGAAGTTTTCTTTCTGTAGTTCTGCTGTATGTTGTTTGTTGATGTTAATCGTGACATGGAAGTCCCCTGGCTTACGCCACCGGCGAGTGAAAATCAGACTCTCATAATCATCAAGCTCAGCAAGCAAATTAAAATCCCTATCAATAATCTTCAGAGGCATCAAGGCTGATCACACTCCTAAGTACCTGTTTTTCCAATATATCTTCACTATGGCATTTCCGGCATCTGCCTCATAGCTAATCAGATTATTGCCGGGTTTCAGTTCAAAAAACGTAGAATCCAAATCAATATAACCGAAAGCATTTGTTTCTTGTCCTGTCACCGCATTTTTAAGAGTGACCTTCTTTTTGCCGAATTCGGTACTGACAATCAGGATTTCATTCTGCAACAGCGTTCTATTTACTTTAATGAACTCTCCGGTGTCACGATTGATAACCTTGGGATTAGTTGTCTCCCCCAGGAATTCAAACAAAATTGGCGTATCCACATCACCGGCATTATGGATAATTTTATAGAGCAAAGAACTTCTGCCGGCAAACATCATAGGCAAAGACAAAGGGAAGGAAAGCCCTCCCACCCAGTCAACCATTTCTTCGCTTTCCTGGTAGATATCCAGAAAGAAAGGGGAAGGGCAAAAAAGAGTGAGCAGGCACTTTTGCCAGCCAGCGCCGGTGTTCTCTTTATCATCCGGGAAAGCAGGGGCCGTCTCACTGATTGCGGGGATTTCCCGGATAATGCCGTCATATTCGATCCGGAGCGTTCCGAGGAAAAGCTTGGGGCTGAATACCCTTAACAGATGGCTGCGGCGCTGCATAACCTGCTCCCTGGTTTCCGCCCTGATCATAACCGCGATTGACAAAGTACGGGGTTCCAAGCTGTTGTCCAGATAGCTGACACCGTCCTGATACGGCGCTTTTTGCGTCTGCAGCACAGCATTGACAGCTCCAAGTCCTTCTATGGCCCCGATGAGGTAGGGGAAAGTATCGCCCAGCGCCACGCTTTCCCCGCGCGAATTAGTAAAAATCAGCTTTTTCATCTTACATGCCCCATTCCATAGCGAGCTGCCGGGAGGCCTGCAGGTGTTTCCTGGCGACCTCAGACGGCGTAAGCGGCGTCGGGCTGTGTATTTCGATAAATTGGGTGATCCCTGACCCCGTTGGCCGGTTGCCGCTCTGTGCTGATGTATTGTTCCAAGCGCCGGTTCTTGCGGATATATTGTCAAACTTCATTACCATTGCTGTATTGAGCGTAGCGGTTATCTGAGGTATTCCGGCCCTAAGGTCATTGTTCAGCATTTTGATCAGGTTGGGCATCCATTTGTCAGCATCGGCTCCGGGACCTTCTTTCGCCGGGGAGTGGAATCCCAAAAACCGGCCAATTTTTTCTGCCACTCCTTTTGCCGCATCGGCAGCTTTTCCTACCATCGACTTGATACCGGCAATAATGTTGCCGACAAGATTAGCCCCCCAATTCCAGGCATCCGCAATGATGCCGGCAACAGTATCCTTGATGGAATTGAATATGCCTATTACGCTGTCTTTAATCCCACCGCCAATTGAGGTGATTGTCTCCCAAATCCCATTCCAGATATTTGTTATCTGGGACCATACCCATTCAAACGCAGCCTTGATGGCATTAACGATGGTTGTAAAGAAAGCGGAAATGCCTGTCCAGGCTGCGGTAGCCGCCAGGCTGATACCATTCCAAACGGTTGCCAGAAATGCAGCGATAGCTTCCCAGGCCGTTGTAAAAGCCAGCTGAATATTGCCCATGACCAAGCTAAAAAACTGAACGATTGCATTCCAAATAACTGTAATTGTATTCCGGAGAATATTGAAGATATTGATGATGAAGTCGACAAGATCTTTGAAATAATAATTATGGTTATATAGCCATTGGAAAAAACCGACGATCGCCTCGACAAAACCTTTAACTATCGCCTGAACACTATTGACAAAACCGGTGATTATCGAAGTAATGCTTTCGGTTATCTGCGTCCAGATAGCGCTTAAAAAGTTTTTGATTTCATCCCAGTGCTTGATGATCAAAAGCGGTATCCCGATAAAAGGGGCGATAACCGCCAGCAGTTCAACTCCCCAGTTACCGAAGAATTCCTTCAACGCATCCCAGAGACCAATAAAGAAATCCCGGATTCCAGTCCAAACAGAGACCGCAGCATCACTTACAGCAGTCCAAGCGCCGATCAGCGCATTCCTTAACCCTTCGTTGGTATTCCAAAGATAGATGATCCCGGCAACCAGGGCGCCGATCAGCGTAATAACAAGCAAGAGCGGATTGGCGTTCATTGCCGTATTCAAAAGCCATTGTGCCACCGTTGATCCTTTTTTGGCCGTAGTTGCCAAAGCTTCCGCCGCTGCCTCCCGGCCCTTGGCAATTGCCATAAGTGCCGAGACTGCGTTTTGGGCTTCCTGCGCCACAGTGGCAGCCAGAACAGCGGTTCGGTAAGCGACAAAGGCCCCGACAATGGCTGTCAGCGTTCCTTTGACTTCATCCCCGTGCTGCGCTATCCAGCCGAGGGAATTCCCGATCGCCTCCCCCAGGCCGGTGAGAATATTCACGACACTAGCCGGGAAGATCTCCGCCAAAAGCCCTCTCAGGCCCCCGGCTTCAAAGGCTCCTGAAAGCTGTTCAACCAGCTCAATCCCTTTCGGCAGTGCAACGGCTGTCAGCCATTCAAAAGCCGGCTTCATAATCCCGCCCAGCGTCATGTTTACATTATCCTTCAACGTAGCCATCAGGCCGGCAAAGGATTTACTCTGCTTCTCCATCATGTTCGGGAAGCGCTCTTCCATACCTTTAACGAGAATATCAATTCCCTGATCGGCAGGAATAAGGCCCTTACTGACCATGTCCTGAATCTCACCGGTGGTCTTGTTAAAACCCTTGCCCAGGATATCCCATACCGGGATCCCGGCTTCCACGAGCTGGCGCAGGTTATCCCCGGTGAGCTTCCCGGCAGCTCTCGTTTGCCCGAGTGCCAGGATAATCCGGTCCAGGCCTTCTTTGCCGGACATCCCGAGGCCGGCGGTGGCGTCGCCGACAGACTTCAGCATCGGCATGATCTGTTCGGAGCTAAATCCGAAGGCCAGCATCTTCTTTGAGGCATTCGTAAGATCAGGCAGTTCAAAAGGAGTAGCCGCCGCGAAAGCGGCCAGGTCGTTCAAAACCTTCCCGGCGGCATCAGCGCTGCCAAGCATGGTTTCAAAGGCGATCCTATTCTGTTGCATAGTACTGTTAAATCCGATTGAGGAATCCCAAGCGGATTTAATCCCCTGTTTCAGGGTCTCAAATATTCCCTGCCCAACAGCAAACTGGAAAGCGCCTTTCAGGAAGCCGGCCAGGCCGCTGCCTTGGCCTTTGGCATCATCGACGCCTTTGTCATATTCCGATTTGTTCAACCCCAGAGTAGCCCAGAGCTTGCCGACTTCCATATCCTCACCTGCTTTTCAGGGAAAAATAAAAAGAGCCTCGTTATATGGCCCGTTTGATTTTTATGATGTTTCCTGACTGCCTGACCTCCAGGCCTTTTTTCCTGGCCCAGTCCAGCCATTGCTTTTCGGCCTCATTTACGGCTTCAGCAGGAACCGCTTCACCATATCGGGGCGGCGTTCCAATTAATTCTTCGATCGTGGGGGAATCCTGGCCGACATTCAGGATTTCAAATACCTTTTGCGCCAGGAAGGCGAACTTGCTTAAGTCATTCCAGTAGTCTAGCTTTTTTGTATGCTTCAGGAAATCAGAGGTCAGGATCGCATAGTATTCATGGGTTGTCAGTTCCTCAATATCCTGCTTTTTATATCCCAGTTCTTTGGCGAAGGTAATCAGCGCTTCTGGGCTAATTTCAGCAGCGGCGTAACGACCTTCTTGATCCCGAAAAAATTTACGTCGACGAAGGCCGTAATAAGCTCTTCCACCTCTGAGACATACGCTTCATCAATATCGTCTTTTTTAATGCCAGGGAATATAACTGGCAGTTTTTCTTCGAGTATGCCGGTTATGGCGGACTTAACATCGCTAAAACCATCCGCTTTGATGATCCCGTCAAAATCAGTGCCGACCTTGTCCGCCAGATCTTTCAGTTCCCTTATCCTCAGTTCTCTCACTATGATTTCCTTGCCCGCGAACTTAACCGATTTGCTTCTCATTGCTATGCTTGCCTCCAATCATAAAATACAATAGGGCCGGGCCGCTGCCCTGCCGCATTATGGCATTGCCAGCGCGCCGTTGCCTTTGAATTTTACCGAGATCTTGACCAGGTCTTTGGTCGCGGTATCGACGCTCAGTTCTTCAATATAGGCCTTGCCGCCATACATGTCAGCCGTGGCCGTTTCATCAATAAACAATTCCAGGTCGATTTCTGCGCCGCTGTCTACAGCGTCCTGGATAACCTTCTGGCCCAGGGGATCATCCGTCACGTTCCAACTGCCCTCAATAGAGCCGTCCCAGCTTTTTGTACCGGGCACGGAGCTATCCCAGCCACCATCCCCAAAATGGGAAGTCTCGATCAGATTTTGTTTGATCGTCAGTTTCCAGGAACCCATTTTGGAGACCGCGACACCGTTGGTCACTTCTACCCAATTTGCCAGTTCGGCCCCGGCGAATTCGGTGGCTGACTCATGCGCAATTTTACACATGTAATACTTAATAGGAACGCCATTTGATACGATATCGCCGATTGCATATTGTGTTGCGGCAGCCCAGGCGGCCGCGCCGGCTGTATCTACCACCATCTTGACATTGCCCTTTCTGCCTGTCTTGATCATCTTTTGATCCCTCCTTACATTTCTTTTGTGATCTTGAAATTAACCGAGAATTCCCAACGTTTTTTTTCATCCCGGCCGAGGGGCGCGGGCGGCTGCTGGGCGATAATCAAAGGGAACATATCCGTGTTGCCGTGCAGCAGCTTATAGATGCTGTTTATTTTGGTGAACCCGGCCTGATATGATCTGTCCCTGCCCAGCACCTGGAAAGTAGGATATTCAACATTTTCGCCGGCAAAGTCCAGGCCGGGTTCATACCCGCCGGTGGAAAAAAGGGCAATACAATTATCTACATTAACCTCACTGCCGGAAGCCTTCTTTGTATCCGGCAGTTCGCCCAGAAATATATCCGAATTTATGGTACCCGCGCCTTTTGCCTGCAGATATGCGCTGATTACTTCAAGCATAGTCAATCACCCAGAGTTTCCTTGATACTCTCCCCGATGAATTTCAGATATCTGGACTCATTTCGTTTATAGGGATCTTCCAGGTATTTGGCCTTGCCGCCCTTGGGATGGTTATATTCGGTATGCTCGTGCTGGCGGAGAGCATAAGGGAGGCTGTAGCCGACTGTTACCGTGATGTCGCCGGCGCTTTCTTCAAGATTCGGATCAGAGCAATTGCCTTTCAGATCACCCAGATCAACCGGCGCTTCATCCTGTGATTTGCCTTTCAAATCCTCTCCGCAATCGAGAAATGCCCTGATACCCGCCTGTTTAACCAGTGCCTTGGCCTGTTCGCCGTGCCATTCAGCCCATTCCATTACAGCATCACCTCGTAACCTTCAATCTCCCCATCCAGGTCCTTCATGGTCAGCACGGAAATAACGACCCGATCATCGATCAGGTCGTCTATCTCAACATGTGATACCGTCCGGAGCGTTGTGTCGGATACAACCTGGACGCCGAATTTGTTCCTCACCAGTCTGATCTTTTCTTCCTTCTGGCATTCTATTACGACCGGCGCGGCATATTCCGGATCGTTATAGACGCTTGAATTAACAACGCGCTTCCAGACTGCGCTATCTGGACAGTAATCTTCCATCATGTGATCCTCACGCTCCCGATCAGGAACGGCCGCAGCAGCCGGCCGGCCTCCCTGGAGATCAGTTTTATTCTGCCGCCGGGCTTATAAACCTCCGTCAGGTTGCCGATGGTAAAAGATTGCACACCTTGGGCCTGAAGTTCAAGCCTTTTCGGGATGCCTTTCAGGATGGCCAGGGCTTCCTCGCAAACTGCGTCCAGCACTCTCCAGGGGACATCGTTATTCGGGGAGCGCGGGAAAGCCAGCGCCTGGTTTGAAAGCCTTTTGACTCCCCGGAAGGGAAGCCTGTCAATCTGCCTGGTTGCGGTGATCAGCGCCTGAGCCTTTTCATCTGTGGCGGCAGTATTCCATAGGTCAGAGTGCAGCCGGGCGGTAAAATATTCATCCGCATCCGCCAGGCTGATATATGAATTGGTTCCAACCACTATGTTCACCGGCATATTATCACCCCCAGAGAGGGGAGCAGAGGATTATTTCTCCTGCTCAGCCTCCTTGATTTTTTCCAAAATAACAGTTTTGGTATCCGTGTTGCTTACATCGATTCCCTTTTCGGCAGCCAGGGCTTTTAGCTCTTCGAGATTCATTTTTCCCAAAGGTTTTTCCGGGAGATTAGCAATATTATTTTCCGCCGCCGGAATAAGGCTAAATCCTTTGGAAATCAGCTCATCCCTTTTTGCCTCGGTAGACACAATCTTAACGACATTTAACCTTTGTAAAGTATACATGGGGATACCTCCTATTCCAGAGCTTCTTCGATGCAGACATAAAGACCGTCTTTGGCATTGTCCGGGATGAAGAGGTCATGGTACCTGCGATAGTCGATCTTCCAGGCATCGGCAGTCTGGTTTGTTGCCGGGTCAAAGATCCGGGGCTTTTCCGCCTTGGTCACGCCGATGGCCGATCTCCGGGCCGAAATAATCCAGTTGATCTTTTTCGCGCCGGCAGCAGCTACAAAACCGCCGTCTTCCTGACCTGTTGTTTCGCCGTCATAGAAAGTATATGCCGTCTTCATTCGGGCGGAAGGGACCCTGATCATCGGAATATTGTCCAGCGCCTTGACCTTGGCAACAGCTTCACCGATTTTTAACTCCATTGTGCTGGTGATTTTTTCGATTCCGTCCGCAGTGTCAAGGATGTTGGCCACAGGCGTCGAGATTGTGATCATCAGCGGTTCATTCTCACCGACGATATCCTGGACAAGTGCAATATGGGCTTTCAGCTTCTTCAGGATAGTTCCGGCGGCGGCAGTATAACCACCTTCGGCCTTTTCGGCGGCTATAGCAACGGTTGCGATTTTGCTGTACCGGTAGGCGTCGATCTCCGGAGCGACTTTGGTACGCTGGAATTCTCCCATTACCATTCCGGATGCAAGAACGAAATTACTTTCATCCACATCCTGAGAGTCCAGCAGGAATGATCTGCCTCTGTCCTGGGTAAAGGTATGGTCTTCCCAGGTCAACGTGACAGCGCCGCCTTTGAAGCCTTCAGCCCGGTCATAATCCCCAAGCCCCTGGATCACTATCTTGGGTATTTTGACCGTGTTCCCGCCGTTATATTTCACCAGATTGGAGTTCAGTTCCATCCAGGCGGATGTCAGTTCGGCAATCATCTGTTTATCCAGTTCCTGCTGGAATACATTTGCATACGCGATAGTGTTTGCCATTGTCACTTATCCTCCTTTTTTAGATTTTAGATCCCTTTTAAACCGGCCGAGAAGTCGCCGGCTATCTTCTCGGTTTCTGTTTTCGTCTCGCTTCCGGCCGGATTGGCTCCATCGACCTTGACGCCTTCACCGAACAGATAGGCTTTACTTTCCTTCAGGCTCTTGAGCTGATCATCAAGCCCTTCCACCGAGTTGTCATCCTTCAGGGTCAGTTTGCTTTTGTCGATAAGCGAAAGCACGTCTCCGGCATCACGGGCGTTAGCCTTCATCGCGGCCAGCTTGACAGCGTTTACCAGCATTCCGTCCTTAAACTTGCCTTCCCATTCGGTATTCTTTTTCTGCAGCTCATCAATGGTTTTGGTCAGCTCATCATTGCCTTTGGCAGCCTTTTTCAGATCTTCAAGCTGTTTGCCAAGTTCCGACGCCTGACCGCTGATTTGATCGTACTGGGCTTTGGCCACATAAGCCGGGGTTTTTGTGTCATTGGCCAGGGCGGCATAGCCCAGTTCCTGCATCTTGGCCACAACACTTCCGACAACCTCTGCTGCGTTGGGAATTTCGGAAAAGGCCTCGGTATTTGTTTTTAAGAATTCTAAAATATCCATCTGGTGGAGCCTCCTTCTTGCCTTTCGGCAGATTTTTTTGGGGAATATAAAAAAAGGCCTGTATATGAGCATCCTTTTTAAGCAATATAAAAAAGCCCTTTAAAAGGCTTTTAAACGAGTTATCTTAAATAATTTCTATTATGTCAGGCGGATCTACCGTAACAAGTTCCATCCGGGAGTGATCTATTTCAATCTCATAAGCCAGAGGCAGACCAGGTTCGTCATATATCTCAACGACATGACCTGTCCGGCCATCCTTGAGCCTGACATGGTCAAACATTTTTATGCTTTTAGTCGTCGACATGAACCGTCACCATCCTTGTGCCTTGGGAATTTACCAGCCATCCGGTCAAGACTTTTGCAGTCTTTCCGTTCGGGCCGGTGATATTCATCACTACTTCATATTTATCGCCGTATTGGTTACTGCCTTTTTTGGTTGCCGCTGCGGTTTCCAACTGGTCTTTTATGGCTTGCTGTAACTCCCGGTAATTATCCTTAGTATAGCCCAAGGCCTTTTCAAAAGCGACCGCTTTGTCATAGTCTTTTGATTTATCAAGGGCGTACCGCCGGAATTTATCAGCCGGCAACTCTGCTTGTTTAAAGCCGGGGAGTTGTGTACTGTTTCCAGTTTTTATTATATCATCCCTGCGGATATTCCGCAGCGCTTTTTTGTAATCGGCCTGCAAACTCTGCCATTTATCTGAGTTCTCCCGTTTCCAGCGGCTGAATGTGGCAAAGTTTTTCGGGGTACCGTCCGGTAGTGCCAGGGTGTATCTTTCCCATTGCCGCCGGTCATCGCGCAGCCGCTGTTTTTTCTTCCGCATTTCATTGTACCGGTCAATTTCCTTGCGGCTGCGGTCATCGACATTAAGGGGCCGGTTGGAAAACTCGCGGTCTCCTTCCGGATCGTCGGCCAGTTCCTCAATATATGGCTCAAGAACATGGCTGCAGTTCGGGTGAATATTGGAATAAGGTCCGCTAAAAGCCATGGATAAGGGCGGGTAGCGGGGATCCTTTCCGGAAATACTGAAAACCCTGCCCTGCAGGACAGCGCAAATCGGGCACGCAGTTTTATGGCTGCTCAGCTTTACCAAGTCACGCCCCAGCGCGGTGAGCTGGTTGACGGTGGCCATATTGGTTGCTTCCCGTGTGCGGCCCCTGGCCACAAGCCCGGCATAAGCATCCAGAGTCATCACCCGGCCGGATTTCCCTTCAACACCTTCAATGCCTTTAGCCAGCAGGTCGGAAATGATAGCCTTCTTGCATTCCCGGACGGTCTGCCCCTGGGCGATTTTTTGAAGGACGGCATTATCCACGGCCCGGTTGACAACCTGCCGGATATTATTTCGCGTATGGGTGTTGGCTTCGTGCAGGTCGTCAAGCGTATCCAGCACCAGCGCAGTTATCGCTTCGGTATGGAGCTGGGCAAAATTGCTTTGTGTTGTATCCGCATCCAGGATAAGCTTACCCAGACTGGAATTCACGTTTTCCAAGCCGGCCTGATACGCTTGGGGAATGACGCTTTCCGCCCATTCCTTGGCCTGCTGATCCAGCCGGGCAAGCTGTTTCTCCACCTGCTCCAACATGGTCTTTTTAAACCAGGTGACATTGCCTTTGGCTTCCTTTTCCGCGATTGTCCGCAGAATTTCCTGCCGGGCTTTCCGGTATACCTCAATAAGCTTTTCAATTTCCTGAAGGGAATTGTTCTTTTCCGCCATCAGCAGTTCACCAGGCTTTCATCGCGTAGAAGGATCTTATTTCTTGGGATTAAGATTGTTCTTTAATGCCGGCAGGTAAGCGTCCGCGAATTTTTTCAGTTTTACTTCATCAAAGCCGAATTCATCCTTCAAAATCTCCATGGACGCAAGCAATCCTGCTTGCAGAATAGCTTCACGATCTTTGATGATAGACTGCTGAAGGTCCTTCTCGTTTTTCTTCATGGCATAACCTCCTTATGAAATGCTGTTATCCCCGGAAAACGGGGGAGTAATAAGCGGATTGGCAGCTGTCTCATCCTCGGCGATCCGGTCCATTTCCTGCTGGGCATCCTCATCAGTTTTATTGTCCAGGCGTTTGATCGCATTCAGGACGCTGATCGTCCTGGCTCCACCGCTGCCGCCTGTCCGGATCGACATGATCTCGGCTTCTTCCCGGTCATCCTTCGGAATGCCATCCTGCCAGGCGATGCTGATGGGAGCCTGGGAAAGATCGATATTGTTATTAAACTTGCTGCAGAGCTTGATGGCTTTCTTCACCGCCGGATCGAGCCGCATCCGGATGCGCTGGGTCTTGGCCAGCGGGGCCATCATCAGCCGCCTGAGCGCCGATCCGCTTTCAGCCAGGCCTTGCTTCAGATCACCAAAGCAAGCTGCCGACGTCTCCGATATGATATAGAGCTGATTAAGAAGGAATTCGAGTTCTTTCCAGTTGGCGTCAAGCTGCGCATCCCAGACGACATAACCCGGTACCTCGCCGCCTTCCGAAACAGGAAAAAATTTGCCGCCGCCCCGGAACGTCACTTTGCCGGTTTCCGGATCTTCTTCATATGCTTCTTCATCTCCGTACATGTTCGGGTCAGAATGCTTATCCAGTATCCGGCTGATCTGGGCGATCCGGATCTCCATCTCCTGGATTATAGTGTCCAGGTCGGTATAATCATCATCACCGTAAATATCGTCGGATGTGACAACATTACTGACCGGGATCACCAGGAAGTCGGGGATGCCTGTTAATACCACTTCTTCAGGATTCGCCAGGCCGGCAATCTTATCCGCTTCTTTGGACAAGGAATAAAGACGCTTTGTAATCCGGCCTTTTTCATGAATCTGGACTTTCAGATATGTTTTTTTACTGCCGCCGGTACCTTCATCATATGTCCAGGCCAGGACATGATACAAGACATTTTTGATATTATCCCGGTCGACAATCTGAAACCAATAGCCCGGCTGGGTAGAGCCGATAAAGCCTCTCTTGCCGTCGCTGTATATATTCAGGAGGCCGTCGCCATAGCGGCTGATATCCACCACCGTCTCATAGGCCACATTGATCAGGTTATTGTCCTCAACGATGGAATCTATTTCTGTCTGCTGTTGGTTAGTGCCCCCGGAGAATTTCGGCGGCTCGGAGAGCAGCAGATCGCCCCAAAGTTTCGAGAGCCGTTTATGCCAGTTCAGGATTATTTCCAGGGTCGCTTTCTGATCATCCCGCAACAGCCGGACCCAGTCCTTATAGACCTCATTGTGCTTGCCTTTATAGAGCAGCCGGTTTTCCCGGTATTTTTTCAGACGTTCCCTTTCGGCCAGTGGCGGCCAGGGCTTCCCGTTATCCAGAAAAGATAAATCATGCAGCATTTAATCACCATCCCCTTGGCTTTTTCACAGGCTTTTTCTTTCCCCTGGATTTCCCCTGAAGCATTTCGGCCAGGCCGGTTGTCGCGTCGGGAGCGTCATCGAACTTGTTCTTGCCTTCACGCTGGAAGCCGGACATATCCCGGAAATACTCCGGCCAGCGTTCTGCCCAGTTCCAAGGGAAATAGATATGCTCCATGACAAATGTGCTGTTTGATAATATCCTAGCAATTTTATTCGCGGATTGGTGGAACCATTTAATAACTACCTTCCTGGTCTTGAAGATGGTAAAAATCAGGCGTTCCACATTCCGGGCAAAGCCTTTACCGCCGTTATTGCTTTCGATCTTGGCAAGATTCACATTATTTTCAACCAGCATTTTTGCCGTGGCCGGCTCGGTGACTTCCATGCCGGCTCCCGTGTAATAGATGTCAAGCACAAATCCTTCACCCTTCCATTCAAGGGCGCAAATAGAGCAAAGTTTATCCCGGCCCTGGTCAGCCGTATCAGTGTAATTGATAATGCGCTCATAGAGCAGATTGCCTTTTTCATCGCGCGGCAGGGCGGTATAGGTTTTGAAGTAGGAGTAGAGTCTGCCTGTCGCGTCAACCGGCTCCTGCTGATAGTTTGCCAGAGCGATCTCAGGAGACATTTTCCCTGGTTTTGTTTTGTCCATATAACTTGCAAAACTTAAGATCTCCGGACAAAGCATTTCCCCGGTCTCAAAGTTCAGAACAGCCGGAAGCTTCATTTCATACCATTCATCAGGTTCAATTTCCAGAAGCCGGCCGCAGATATCTTTTGTACTCCAGCGAGTCATAATGATGATCTGGATCGCGCCCTCTTCAAGGCGGGATAAGAAAGTATCCGTGTACCATTCCCAATGTTCCTGCAGGAGGTTTTCGTTGTGCGCCTCTTCTGCCAGCTTAATCTGGTCGTCAATGATCCCGATTTTACAGCCGATCCCGGTTACGGTACCTTTAAAGCTTGTAGCCAGATAGTTAAAGTTCTGTCCTTCGAGAGACCACATCTTGGCCGATGAATCACCGTATTTAACATGCGTATCCGGAAAGATGTCGTTAAAAATTACCCTTTTGGGGTCAATCTTGGTTTCTTCGATTCCATTCCGGACAGCTTTGCCGAACCGGGTTGAAAGCGTCTCATTATATGAACCGCTGATGATGGTATTCTCATTATTTTTGCCGAATACCCATTGAGAACCTAGATTGGCGGTGAAGGATTTATAATGCCGGGGAGGGAGATTGAGTATCATCTTTTTGCACACGATGTATCCATTGAGCCCCTCCACAGTCTCAACGATCTGCCAAGGATCTTCTTTTCTAAACTTAACAATGCGCCCTTCATAGAGGGCTTGGAAGGCTTCGCATATCCTTTTCTGGTATGGCCGGCTTTCTTTATAATGTTTTGGATAGCGAAGCTTGCAATATTCCCAGAAGTTTTCCCGCGCCAGGTCGTATCTGGTTATGGATGAGTCGCTATTTTCACTTTTTGCTTTGATATTATCCATGGTCCGTTTAAGGAACCGCATATTTTTCTTAGGATCTATCATCCACATCACCTTTTTATACATAAGCCTTTAAATGGCCTTGTAAGGCTTTCAAGCATTTTCGCGGGGAAATATACTCGGGAAAATTATTATAAAGAATTATAAGAATTTAAAAGGGTTTTAAATGGGGTTTAAGTGGAAGGACTATCGCTGATTTTATCAGGTAAGATAATTTTTAGGGAGACTAAAAGCTTTTTGAATTTCTCGAAGAACATCATCTTTATAGACGGTCACGTTACCTAAGTTGGACGCACCAGTATGAATTACAATAGTCTCCCGCAATATCGGTTGAGTTAAATTCGGTGTTATTGGTGACATTATTGGTTGAGCAGCATGATACATAACCCCTTGCATGGCTCTTTTCAGGCATTTAGTACAGATTTTATCCCTACTCCCATCATCAGCGGCAATCCATTCATGTTTGCATTTCAATTTCATAAAATTCCTCCCCAATTGCATTCGAAAATGGGCAGGCTCCGCCATCCGGATTTATATTTAATCCAGATTTTGAATCCTTCCCTTAACCACCTAACCTGATATGCGACGGATCAGCATACCAGGTTTCAGCTTTTTTTAATAATGTTTGCCGCCAGTTCCACGATTCGGGGTTCTCCCATCAGGCTAATATTTACCTTTGCGCGGAATCTGCGGGCATCCAGTTTTAGAATCTGCCCTTCAAGGCCTTTTAATGGGCCAGATATTACTTCAACCTTGGTTCCGGCTACTAAGACCTCCGATAAGCCCAGGGGGTCCCCATCAATCGACCAGCGGAGCAGGTAGGTAACTTCTTTTTCTAAGATAGGTGTGGGCCTGCCTAGAAACCGGATAACACCCGGTACGGATTTTACGACGCAATATATGTGGTCGTTGAGATCTTCGGTCGGGATAAAGACATATCCCGGAAATAATACCCGCTGGACGTTACGCCATGACCCTTGCCGGCGTTCGAGCATGGAACGCTCCGGAACCACGGCACTGATGTTGATCTCAAGTCTTTTGATTCTGTCCCGGATAGCCTTTTCTTTCCCGGTCAACGCTTGCACGACGTACCATTTCACGTTGGGCCTCCTGAAGCCAGATTCCGTTCGCTTTCTTCTGCAGTATCCAACTGCTTTTTGATCACATCGTAAACGCTGTCATATAATTGCGGGTGCTCTCTGCCCAAAACATCAAAAATTTGGTCCAAAGCTGCCTGCATGCCGCTTTTCTCTTTAGTCCGGACGGCATTATCGGTCCGGCGTTTATAAGTTTTGGTCCGGGCCAGGCTTAAGACCCCAGTAAGAACATCCTCAATGTCCATGTTTTCCCACTGTTTTTCAGGAGCAGCCATGATCCGGTCCATTAATTTCTGGGCCGCAATCGCCATGAGAACTTCCGCATAATCCAGGTCGGGATATTTGGTCATGGCCTCGGTGATTCTCCGGAGGTTTTCTTGGTTCATGACAGCCATTTGCAAATCTGCATTGAGTCGCCTGGCATACCGGAAGACCGCGCCGTAAGAGATTTCATAACCGTGTTCGTCCAAGAAATCACTGATATCCTGATAGGTATATTCCTGTGGCGTCATAATCATCTGTTCAACAGAAGACCGAAGCTCCGGGGGTAGGCTGCCTATTTTTGAGCGAATCCTGGTCCGTTTCCCCATAACATCAGCCCCTAAATCTCGATCAGTTCATCTTTTTTGCGGCACATCAGCATTTTGATGCCATCCGCCGTCAGCCGGATCTGCACATCGTCCAAATCAAAATCATAGATTTCCACCGGCTGCTGGGATTCGATTTCCCGGACCGCTATAACGCCGCATTGCTGAAGATATTCCAGGGAAAAGTACATGGCGCTTTCATCCTCATCGCGAAAGGCGATTATCAGGTCGGTTGCCTTTTGCCAGCCGGCACCCAGGATATTTCCCAGCGTACGGACAATTGCACCATTCAATTTTGCAAAGTCGTTAGCTACAATTTCATCCATCAGTTTCTTTTTATTGATCTCTTTTTGTTGCATCATTTAATCCTTCCTTTCAGATCAAGAAGGATATCATAGATTTTATCCATCTTTTTATTTAAATCCGTGGAGGTAAGGATATAGTCTTCTTTTTTGACGAATTCGTCGACGACTTTATCCTTAAATTCATAAAATTCCCGCCGCAGCTCCGCATTCGATTGGTCAACCTTCGCGGAGAGTTCATTAATACGCTTATTGGTCGCAACAATCTTCTGATCAACCGTATCAATTGCCCTTTTTGTAAGATAGCTGATCACACCGGCGATAACCCCTGCGGCGGTAGGCAACAATATCCATAGATTCATCCTCACACCTGCCTTTAAACAATAAAAATACCAGTACAATTACTGGTATTTTATCTATTCTTATAAAGTTTCTCTATTGAAGTACTTCTGAGACTTGAAAAGTCAAATGACGTACTTCACTATTTTAAAGCTCCATTACAGCCTTTTCCTTCGGAATGACATCGACGACCTTCCCAAGAATCCTGATTTCTTCAGAAGAATTATAGAAGTACGGCTCATAAGCAGGGTTTGCCGAGCGCAGCTCAACGCCATCATTATGCTTATAAAAATATTTGATGGTCGATTCACTATCAATCCCGATCAGGGCAATCTCTCCGTTTTCCACAGTTGGCTGCGGCCGAATGACAACATAATCCCCGTCCTCTATACCGGCCCCGGTCATGCTGTCACCCTGGACATGGATTAAAAATGAGTTATATTTTGCGTGTTTTTCATCTACGCGAATGGAACCGCGCCGCCAGTCGCAAATTTCAATCGGCCTGCCGGCTGCTGTTTCTCCCTGGACATCCAAGGGAACAAGTTTTTTCTCTTCATTCAAGGATCTATTCACTCTGCCCGGAGACTGAGTCAGAGGGATATTCATGATCGGTATATAAATCCTGTCTAGCTCCTGGGCTATTCCCTCATATATCTGCCAGCTCTGCCGTTTGAAACCGTATAATTCGGCGATATCAAAAAGATCTCTTTTAATAGATTCTGAATATAAATTGGCCACTTTGTCAATATTGAAATTTTGATCATGATTAGCTTTGCCGAGGACCTCAGTAAATCTATGTATCTCAGCAATTATACCAGTTAAAGTCTTTATGTAAAATATATAGCTTTCCTGTTTAATATTGGGATTAGAAATGAGAAGAGATACCGTATCCAGGGCCGTAAACGCTTCCAGGCTTTCTTCCTGGGGAAGATTTCTCAGGAAATCTAGAGCTGACAATGAACTGGACAATAAATCGGAAAGGGTCTCCAAAAGCTCATCCTTTACAGATTGAGAGTCGTTTTCGTCGACTTCTCCCCTAAGATATCTGGTACTTACCCCAAAATATTTTTCCAGTTTGGTCATTGCCTCGAAGTTTGGTTTTCGTTCATCTCTTTCATAATTTCCCAAAGCAGCAACGGTTATCCCAGTTTGAATAGATAACTGTTCTCTTGTTAAATTCTGCTGTTTCCGGAGCTTTCTTAAGCGTTCTCCAATAGACATAAACAACCTCACAAATCTGAAAATACAAATTACTATGCTTATTCATTTGATTAAGTATTATTGTACAAGTTTCTTAAAATAATGTAAATAAAGTATTTGCTTAATCAAATGATGATGTTATAATTTATATGTGGTCATTTGATTAAGTTTGTTTGTTTATATGGAGGTGAGTTATATATGTGGCTAAAGCCAAAATGTAAAGAGATTAAAACTGCTAGGGAGAAAATCGGTCTTTCTATGCATGCCCTTTCCTTGAAAGCTGGGCTCGGTCCGATCGCAGTATCAAGAATGGAGGCTAATATGCACAAGGTTCATCCCTTGCGAGCCAAAGCACTTGCAGAAGCTCTTGGAAGTACCGTAGATGATCTTTTCGAAATACCTGCCGACAAAAAACAGCCGGATGATCCTCAACAGAAAGGAGCCTAATATTCATATTATTCCCAAAAAAAATATTTATTTTCTCAGAAATCATTAATTATTTTAAAAACCGAAACGAAAGGGGCTGAAATCACCATGATGAAGCAAGAGTTTGAAGGCAATGAATTTGTAATACAGATTATTTCGAAAGGCTCGTTTGTAGACAACGGTACTGGAAACGGAAGCTCATTCTTGGTAGAGGCAACCACCGTCCGCATGAACCACATCGCGCTGAATGCATGGATACTGTCAGAAACGATGAACTGCCGCGAATGCTATGACACTGACGAAGAATGGAAAGCACATAAAGTCAAGTATGAAAAACGCCGCGAAGCCGTAAAAGCCCAGATTCTTGAAGCGCTTGAAATTGACTCAAACAAAGGGAGTGTCAGCATCACTCAATCGCTATCAGAAGTTTTTACGGTCGTGCATATTCGGAAGATCGCATAGCCGAAATGCCCCTGGCGGGGCATCTGTCGGAGATAGCCCCCCGGCACTGACGATGGCAGGCTAAACAGAGATGAGCAGGTGATAGCAATAAATACGGAAGCTCAATTAAACATCCTGGATAACAAAATATGGCTGACAACCGGCCAGGCTGCTCAGGTTAAAGGTATAAATGAAAGATCCGTTCGCCGGTTAATTCAGAGCAGAAAATTGGTAGCTGTTCAAACCGAGAATCCCATTCGCGGCGGTAAGGCCGGTCAATCTTACTTGATCCCCATTTCTGCTTTAACAGCAAAAGAACAAGCGAAATACTGGCGGATACTTAAACAAAAAAGCAAGGAATTAGTCCTCCAGCTTCCCGAGCCAACCCAGCCGAAGCCTTTGGACACATATAGTCTCAATGACCGGAAAATCATCGAGCAATGGATTGAGGCCATCCGCGCCTGGCGGCGTTACAGGTCCAATTATCCCAAGCAAATGGTCACAGTGGATGAAGAATGGCTGGAGAAAAACCGGGATAAATACGACCTGATTAATCTGTCCGCAGATAATCTGTACCGCCGCTGGAAAGCCCTTCGCGAAAATGACTATGATGCGCTTATCGACAAGCGCGGCCGGTGGTCCAAGGGTACAACCAGCATCCCGGAATTAGCCTGGGAACTCTTTAAATATTTTTACCTGGACGAAGCCCAGCACCCTGTCTCCAAATGTGTCCAGTATGTTGGATTATACCTGGAAAAAGAAAAACCGGAGTTATTGCCTACTCTTCCAAGCTATCATTCCTTTCACCGGGCGCTCAAAAATATTCCGTTCGCGGTAGTAAAACTGTTTCGGGAAGGGGATAAGGCTTTTGAAGATGAGGCTTCCCCGTACATTTCCCGAATGTATGAAGATTTAGAGGTCGGCGAAGTTTGGGTGGCTGATGCCCATACCTTTGATGTGATCAGTATCGAGGACGGAAAAGTGAAATTCCACCGGTTGACAGTAATCTCCTTTATGGATGTCCGCAGCCGCATTATTACAGGCTGGCATATCACTGAGCACCCGTCCAGCGAAGGCGTGTTGTACGCCCTGCGGAAAGGAATCCTCCGGTATGGGATTCCAAAATATGCCTATGTGGATAATGGCAAAGAATTCCTTTGCTTTGACATCGGCGGCCGTGGTCACCGCAAGACCCGCAAAGGTGATGAACATACCCCTCCGGGCGTTTTTGCCCGGCTGGGCATAGAAATGTGGAACGCTCGGGTTCGGAATGCCAAGGCCAAAACCATAGAGCGGACCCATAAAGAATTTAAGGAGAACTTCTCCAGGCTCATTGCCGGCTTCTGTGGCGGCAGCCCTGCTGAAAAGCCGGAAAATCTCAAGAAAACCCTTAAGACCAAAAAGGATATGCTTCTCGACAGTGAGCTTATTCAAAACTTCAATATCTATATAGAAGGCATTTACAATGAAGCCCCCAGTAAAGGCATGGGCATGTACGGCAGATCACCGATTGAAGTCTATAACGAAGAACTCATAAGCAAACGAACCGCCACGGAAGAAGATCTGAACCTGCTCTTGATGCGTTCCACCCGGATGCAGACAGTTGGCCGTAAGGGCGTTCAATTGGAACTCTATGGAGAAAAGCTTTTCTATTGGACTCCCGATTTCCTTATTCAATACCAGCAGCAAAAAGTCTATGTCCGCTATGATCCGGAAGATCTGCGTGATGTCCGGGTCTATAACGCCAACGACGAATATCTTTGCACCGTCCCCTGCGACGATGAAACCATCCTGAAATACGGCAGTTCCAAAGAGGACGTCAAAAAAGCCCACCAGAAGATCCGGAGCTTTAAAAAGATTGCTCAGTCCTATTCTGCCAACAGCGGATTGGAAGCGTATGACAAAATCAATGCCTTAAGTCTGATGTTATGGAAAGGACAGCAGAATATTGAAAACCGCGCCCAAAAAGGTATCAAAGAAGCCAAAGTTATTCATCCGGTACGGGCTAATGAGCCTTTGGATTTTATATCGGCCCCGGCTGAAGATGATTTCACCGAAACCATCCAGCGTATGGTGGAAAATTCAAAGCGCAATACCAATGCCATTTAGGAGGGCTTACCCTCCCCTGTAATGCGGCCCCGGTTTCCGGGAGCGTTCCAAGCCGCAGAGATAAAAACGCAGAGGACAGGAGGAATATTGATGGTAAGTTCAATTAAACAACAATTAATCGGGCATATGAGTATAAGCGGTGACAGCCAGACCAAGTTAGCGAAACTTCTCGGCGTTTCAACCGCCGCCCTGAACCAGTATTTGAACGATAAGTACCCTAATCCTGAATCCATTGAAAGCAAGGCCCAGGAATTCTTCTCTTTACAGGATCTGGCCGTAGCCGTGACCAAGGCTCCGGACTATGTCCCAACATCCATATCCCAGCAGGTGTATAACGTTATTTCATATTGCCATATTAATCGTTGCATCGGAAGCATTATTGGTGATGCCGGCATTGGAAAAACCAAAGGTGCCAGAAAATACGCTGAAGATTACAGCGAAACCATCACCATAACAGCCACCAAGGCCTGCAAAAGTCTTAAAGCAATCTACCGGAAAATAGCCAGGAAACTCCGTCTTAGTGAAAATATGAACATTGCAGATATGGAAAGCGATATCCGGGTAAAACTGGACGGATCTAATAAAATCCTGATCATAGATGAAGCCCAACATCTATCTCTTGGCGCGATCGACGGACTGCGAAGCCTTAACGATGAAAATGACGAAACAAACCTGCCGCCGATCGGTATCGTTTTAATAGGTAATTACGAATTGGTTTCCAAAATGAGAGGACGCCTTGAAGAATCTTATTCTCAGCTGCGCAATAGAATCCAAATCACACGGATTGTTTCTACTAGCGATGTTCAGGAAGACGATATCAAAAAACTCTTTCCCGTTTTTCCGGAAAAGAGTCCTGAAATCAAGTTCTTGTATAAGATTGCCCAGAGCAAGTGGGGCATCAGAGGAGCGACAAAAATCTTCATCAATGCTTCTAATGCCGCCGATATCTCGCTCAAAGGCCTTGAGAGTATGTCTCGATTCATGGGCATCGGCCTCGCAAACTAATGCCCACGACAATTAATTATATCATCATTAAATGATTTATAAAAAGCTTTTAAAGGGGGTTTGGAAATGAAATCAATTCTAGGGTATAGCACCAGTCTTTTATCTGGAATCATATTTGCACAAGGTTGGCAAGTATTCTCTCAGCGGCCTGGATACCCTGGCGGTGAGGTCCTAATTCTTCCCTTATTTATCCTGTTGATCGTTTTTGGTTGGCAAATTGGCCGGGATCACGGTTACCGACGTTCAAAACGCCTCCCCAGGGAGGGTTATTCCTCCTCTATATATATGGGGCATCCGCAAGGATGCCCGCCTTTTCAAAAAAATCTGAGCAAGGAGGCCAGTATTAATAGCGGCCTTTTGGCCGCCCCTTAATGCAGCTCCCCTATGGGGACCCGTCCCAAGCCGGTTTGATGCAGAGGGAGGAAAGAAATTTATCAGAAAGGAGTAAAAACGATGGGATATGTCAAAAAGCCGGGAACCGTGACACGAAGTGCCGTCCCAAATGACTTAAGATCTGGCGGCCCTCCGGGAGAAGTCAAAACATCCTGGCAGCCGGAGGCATTTACTTGGTCTAAGGCCATACTGGGAAACAAACAGGCGTCTTTTTTGAAGGTAAATAAAGCAAATATGAAAATTTCTCCAGTCGCCGCTATGGCTGCCGACATTCAAGAAACGGATCGCCTACAAATTGGAGTCAATAAAACTTTTATCGCAGTAAGAAAAGATCCTCTGGGGTTTAAGGTTAAGTCTGGATCTGGTAAATCTTTTTGTTTTCAGGCTGCCGGCACTATCAAAAAACTTATTTCCGAAGGCTACCCCATTCCTTGTGTTCTGGAATGCCAATGGGATGAGTCCAGCCAAATGCTGGTTGCACGCTGGCCCTCCTTTGCTGCCGAAGAGCAGGTGCATAGATGAAACATGGAAGAAAACCCAGCCGAAAACAAAAGATTATGCTCAAGGAATGCGGTCTGACCCCGGAAAACTGGCTGGTAGTTCGACATCTTGCCGGCCAACTACAATTGAAAAACCGAACAACGGGCAGAATGCGGGTGATTCTGTTTGTCTGAGATTTTTGGTAGCAAGGATGTTGAATCACTCAGAGACGCGATCGAGCATATCCTGAAGACCTGCAGCCTGGATAAAGAAGAGCTTATCTATAAAGGAAAAGAGCTGCAAGACCTTCTTCATGAAATCGAATTCTGTGAAAACTGCGATAGTAACTACTATGAAGCCTTTATTTTTAAACTCCAGCAGCACCGGCGGGAAAGACGCAGGCTAAAGGATGAACTTTTTATCATAGAACCGGTCGCTGAGCTGCTTAGGGAAAAATATCCAAACCTGATTAATGATCTCAATAAGGTCTTAGGCAGATGCCGCAAGGGTGAGGAATCCATTCAAAACAGGACATACACACCCAGGACAACTGTCTTTAGGGAACTATTAGAGAATAATGAAGAAAGGATAAAAGCCAATGGATAGAGACCTGGAAAAGGTTCACGATGAACAAATTGCTCCTATCATGAAGCAGTTCTATGTCACCCTTTGCCAAGAGCTTTTTGGCTGCTGTATCCGGGCGGAGGCTCCAAGCGAAATCGCCCTCACGAGATATATGAACAAGCACTACGGCGGATTGTGGGCCCGCATCACCGAGGATAAGCCTCCGGAGCAGGTCATCGGGAGAATGCTATTTCTTAACGATGAGGATATCGAGACCATCCCATAACAGAGGAGGCGAGCTTGTTTTAAATGGAGATTGAAAACCTTTGTATCGATTGTGGCCATATCAAAACCTATGTTTGCGGATACCCAGAAATCAAAGGCCTCTATTGCTCCAATGCAGCCGGTAGCCGTTTTCAGAAGACCATATTCAGAAACGATAAACCGGATGGGTGTCCATACTTTAAGAAAAAAAGGAGGCAATCCAGGAACGGATAGAAGCCCGAAAAAGGAGGAAAAACGATGTTTAAAATATGTATTGATCCGGGCCACAATGAAATTGGCGCGGATACAGGGGCCAGGTACAAAGATCTGGCAGAAGAAATCCTGACCCTGAAAATTGCCAAGCTGGTCAAACAGGGCTTGGAAGCCCAAGGTAATTTCACTGTCATAATGACCCGGGAAGGCCAAACCGTTTCAGGCCCGGCCACTACCCTATTGGACTCTCTTCGTACCAGGTGCAAGATAGCCAATGAAGCCAATGCGGATCTGTTTATGTCGATCCATATCAATGCCGGCGGCGGAACCGGCTCCGAAGTGCTCATTTGTGGTAGGGGTGGGAAAGCTGAAGCCTGTGCCAAGATTCTTGCCCCGCTAATCGCCGATGCCGGAGGTTGGGCAAACCGGGGAGTTAAAATACAGAATGACCAGGTTCTGAGAGACACCAGCATGCCGGCTGTTTTAACTGAAAACGGCTTTATTGATAAGGATCAGGATTATCAGAAACTCTTGAAAGAAAGTACTTTGAAAGATATCGCCGCTGCTCATGTACTGGGCATCTGCAATTACTTTGGCGTTAAGTTTAGAATATCCTCAATAGCAACAGCTGCAGCGACAGTCGCGGCAACAACGTCACAGACCGCAGCGCTTCCTTTTTTGATCATCTATTTTGGGGAAGTAGAATATCGGATAACGCCATATTTGCAAGATATTTTGGAAGCACCGGCAATACCGCTTGGAGTCCTGTCTGAGAAAGTAATCAATGCGGCGCAAAAGCTCATTGGGATCGGCGGCAGACCTGAAGATTATGTTGTTAATGGCAAGAGACTTACCCTCTACAAACATTTCACCGGCAGCAATCGGATAAAGACAGCTGAAGAAGTTATCCAGGCTGTCAAAATAGGTGTATCATGAGCCGGCAGAAAAAAAAGAAGCTCACCAACAAGCAAATGCAGCGCATTAAGGAATTGAGGGATGAATGGCGAGAAAGTGGATTAATCCCTCCGGTCAAGCCGAGGTTAAACCGGAAGAAATTTACTAAGGAAGTCACTGAGGAGTTTAAAGATTTCAATGTCTACAGCGATGCCTTACATTTGATTAATGCTATCAGATTTATGCTTCCGTCTGAATCAGCCAAAAAGATTACACCTGAGCACATCGGAGTTTTAAAGCTTTTAAAGCTTGCAATGGAAATCAAGAAATTTAAGAGGGAAAGGATAGCCCAGGGAGAGACGCAATATAACGTCATGGATATGTATGAGAAAATTGTGGCTCCGGTGCTGAACCTATGAAATGGAGTTGATGTTTAGTGAAAATATACGTTGCTTCATCCTGGAGAAATGATATCCAGCCTCTTGTTGTGGAAGCATTGAGAAAAGATGGGCATGAAGTCTATGATTTCAAGAATCCCGCGCCTGGAAATTACGGTTTCCACTGGGAGGAAATTGATATGGAATGGATGTTGTGGACACCTGAAGAGTTTAGGACGGCCCTGTCCCATCCTATAGCAGAAGCGGGATTCGGGCTTGACATGAAAGCTCTGAGAGAATGTGACGCTTGTGTGCTTGTACTGACAAGCGGAAGGTCTGCACACCTTGAGGCCGGGTATGCAATTGGAGCTGGAAAACCGGCGGTTATCCTGCTTCAAAACGGTGAACCTGAGCTCATGTATAAAATGACTCCATATATATGCCTGGACATCCAGGAGGTTGTTGAGTGTATAAAAACTATTGAAGTATCATGGTGTACTTTTCTGCATTTCCCATCCCAAAAATGAAAGTGATAAATCTTGCTGAAGCCATCTATTCCGGACTTAACGGTTACCGGGCCGGAGTCATGAGCCGGGCTGAGGCTATCCTTCTGATATCAGAGTGTCTGAACCAACGCTGTAAGAAATGTCGTTGGAAGCAGAAAGGCTTATCTGACCGGCGGTCCCAACCGGAACAAAATTGGGATGATCAATAATAAAAGTTTTTGGAGGTAAAAAGATGCTTAATCTTGTGATTATTATAGCGACATACGTGATCGTTGCAGTAGCCAGCGCTTTCATCGGTGCAGAAATCAACGATTACATAAATGAGAAACAATGCCGGGAGTGTGCCGATGAATGGGCATACATGAACCGGAAGGAGGTCAAATTTTGAAAGAAATAAGGTCTAAGAGGATTTCCAAGAATGGCGGTCTGACCATCCCGTCCGACATCAGACGCGAATATAATTCCTTTCTTGGCGGTGAAGCCGTTGAACTGAGTATGGAGGATGGAAAGCTGGTGATTACTCCCCATACTCCCAGGTGCATCTTCTGTTTCTGTAACAGCGTTGAAGATGTTAGAAAATTTAAAGGTAAATATGTCTGTAAAGAATGCATTGCCGTCATGGCGGAGGAGGCTGGTATTAGTGGATGATGCATTGATTAAAGCCAAAGTGGATGAGATAGTAAAATGGTCAAATATGGTCGGCGAATGCAAACGGGAACTGGATAAGCTTAAAGGTGAGTTTCAAAAGTTCGGGATTGAGAAAATGAGCGATAAAAAGCTCAAACAAGTAGAGTTTTGGGGAAGCAACAACTCCAAGGTTGTAGTGACAACCAGTGAGAGTCTGAAAGTAATCTCCCATACCTTCCTGGCTCAGACGCTCGATCATGTACTGAAAGACTTTGCCAAAGAAAACACAACCTATGAGTATTCAAAACCTTTCAAACAGATCCTGACTGCGATCTGCCAAGGCACTTATGTAGAAGAATCGCTTGATGACGCAATTTCTCAAGTGACTGCTGATGAAAAGACCAGGAAAGCTCTCTGGAAGAAACTGAAGGGCAATTGGGGAAAAGACGTACAAACGCTTATAAATCTTGCTGGAATGAGTCAAGTCGATGCCGAACATTACGCTTATTTCATCCAGGAAATCGTGTACTATGAAAAGATCGTTCATCTCCTGGAGGCGGCCGGGTACAAACAGGGAACTCCGGACTTCGATACTGCGCTGAAAGCCATCCGCCATGCTGTCGTTGTTGAAGAAGGGGTTAAAGTCGGAATTGATGCCGAGCAAGAGGATATTGGTTAATATCTTCCTTACCCCGGCATTTATGGAGGGTGAATTCCTTGATGAAAATGGCGAATAACCAGAGACGTACAATTTACGGTCTGGCAACGGAACTGGGAATTTATGAAAAGAATAACCCTAATGACAGTTTGCATGACATGGTGGCGGCGATCACCGGGAAATCGTCAATCGGAGATCTGACATTTACCGATGCCAATCAGGTGATCGGCGGGCTGAGGAAACTTAAGAACGGAACAGATCCGCTTCCTGTTAAAACTCATAAAGAAGAATCATCGTTAAAGTACCGGCCTGGGATGATCACGCCTGAACAGAGAAACAAGATTTGGGCTTACATGTACAATCTGGTTGAGTACGACATAAATCCTTCCAAGGTTACAATAGGTACCCGGCTCTGTAAGATTATTGAGAAGTATCTCCATGTGACTGCAGTAAAGAAGGACCCTTTCCGGTTTGTAACTTTTGAAAAAGCAGGCATTTTAATTGAAGTTATGAAAAAGATGATCCGGTATGAAAAATCCAGATCCCGTTCCCAAGAGTCCCTAAAATGATTTTGGTTCTGAGAAGGAGGGTTAATGTATGGAAAAGAAAAATGCCTGGTATGAAGAAATCGATGCCAGCGAACTTCCGGAACCTTATCATGAAATGTCCATGGCAATCGGAATTCAGCATACATTAGAAATCGCCAAGCTATATCAGGGAACCGGCATGTACCTTCCCAGGCTCGACAAAACATTGAATAAGATTAGAGATAAGAAAATGAGGGGAGAATTCAACGGCACTAATTATAAAGAGCTGGCGATTAAATACGGAATAACCGAACGTTGGGTCAGGGAGATACTTTCGAATAATTATGATTCCAGCCAAATGTCTATATTTGATGTCTCTTAA